CCTAAATTCACACAGTCCGAGGTTTTGCCATAGGGGGATTATTTGAAAATGGGTAAGCGTGGACCGGCAAGATTGCCGAACAACGTCGTAAAGTTACGAGGAAAGCCCGGCCACACGCGTCCAATCAACAAAGAGGAACCTAAATTCGACGGAGAACCCATACCAAGCGATAAAGTTTTGGCCGATCCAGATGCCTTGAAGATGTGGAAAGAAAAATCGCCTGAATTAATCGACATGGGCTTGCTCACATTTCAGGACTCAACCGCGTTTTCAACTTACTGTTTGCTCTGCGCGATTCGTGATCGATTGTGGCAAAAAATTCACGACGCGGGTGAAGAACTCGCGATTGCTAAAGGCTACATGAAAGCATTTCTCGCAACCGATGTGAGATGCGACCGATGGAGTGCAAAGTTCGGCTTGTCTCCTTCGGATCGCGCTGGAATTAAAGCAACACCAAAAGAAAAACCAGCAGGCGCTAAAAGATTTCTGGCGTGATTCCATTCTGGAAAAACAAAAACGGCAGCGTGAAGAATGCCGCGAAATGGAAGCGCCCCGGCGCGATGTTCGATCAAGCCAAGGCCGATCGCGCCGTCGATTTTATCGAGACGTGTTGCCGCCACGTCAAGGGCGAGCTTGCCGGGCAATTATTCAAGATCGAGGGCTGGCAGCGCGAGATCGTGCGCGGCATATTTGGTTGGATACGTCCCAACGGCACGCGGCTTTATCGCGAAATATTGATCGAGGTGCCGCGCAAGAACGGCAAATCATCGCTCGGCGCCGCGCTCGGGTTGTATTTATTATTCGCCGACGGCGAGCAGGGCGCGGAGATTTATTCTGCCGCGGCCGACACCGATCAGGCCGCGATCGTGTTCGGCGTGGCTAAGGGAATGGTAGAGCAAGACCCTGACCTCGATTCGGCATCGGAGTCGTTTCGCCGCTCGATTACCTATAAGTCAAACGGCTACTATGTATTATCCGCCGATGCGCCGACCAAACACGGCAAGAATAGCAGTGGCATCCTATTTGATGAATTGCACGCACAGCTCAACCGCGAACTCTACGACGTGTTAAAGACTTCCACCGGCGCCCGCCGCCAGCCGCTGCTGATCAATTTCACGACGGCGGGCTTCGACCGTCACTCGATCTGCTGGGAGGTGCACGAGTACGCCATGAAGGTGATTGACGGCACGGTCAACGATCCCGCTTTTCTGCCGATCATTTTTTCCGCAGGCGAGACCGACGACTGGACGAGCCCAAAGATTTGGCGCAAGGCGAATCCGAATCTTGGCGTATCGATCAAAGAGGATTATTTACATGCAGAATGCGAAAAGGCCAAGGTCACGCCGGCCTATGAAAACACATTCAAACGCCTTCACCTGAATATCTGGACGCAACAGGACGTTAGATGGCTGCAAATGACCGAATGGGACGCCTGCGCCACGCCGGCCATCGATTACGACGCGCTCAAAGGCCGGCGCTGTTTTGGCGGGCTCGATCTCGCGTCGACGACCGATATCGCCGCGCTCGCGCTGATCTTTCCGCCGATCGTAGGGGCGATTCATGAATCGCCCTTACCATTTATTATATTGCCGTTTTTCTGGATACCCGAGGACTCGATGCACGCCCGCGTCCTGCGCGACCGCGTGCCCTACGACGTATGGCAGCGCGAGGGATTTTTAGAAGCGACGCCGGGCAATTCGATTGACTATCGCTATATCATGCTGCGCCTCGGGCGCTGCCGCGTCGATTTCGACTTCAAGGCGCTGGCGTTTGACCGCTGGGGATCGACGCAAATCACCACGACGCTATGCGACGAGTACGGATTCACCAGCGACGAAAAAGAGGCGGCCAATTTTCACAAGCCCATGCTTTGGCAGTTCGGCCAGGGGTTTAGCTCGATGACCGGGCCAACAAAGGAATTGTTAAATTACATCCTCGCGCGTAAGATCACCCACGGCGGCAATCCGGTCCTGCGCTGGATGGCGAATAACGTCGTCGTCAAGCAGGATCCGGCCGGAAATATAAAACCGGACAAGGGCAAGTCGATCGAAAAGATCGACGGGATCGTCGCGACCATTATGGCCTTGGAACTCGCGATCCGGCACGGCAACGAGAAGGGCAGTATCTACGGCGAGAGGGAAATGAGGTTTTTGTGATCGAGTTATTTTGCCCTACTTGCGGGAGCGATCAATGCCGTCTTTCGTCGCGAGAATCAATAAAACTTGGCGTAGTCTATTTGATTCGGTGTAATAATGGTCATTCTTGGTGGGTTCGGTTGTCGGCGGAATGGGCCGCGACCAGCGAATCGGGAGTAACAGAGTATGAAGTTTCTTGACTGGTTTCGTCGCACGCTGCGCAATATCGGGATCAATACGCCGGGCTTCACCGAGTTTTTCGCCTTCGGCGGCGGCACGACGACGGCCGCGGGCGTGCGCGTCACCGAGGGCAATGCGCTGGCGATCTCGACGGTATATCAATGCGTGCGGGTGATCGCCGATACGGTCGCCTCGCTACCCGTTTTTCTCTATCAGCGCACGCCAGCGGGCAAGAAACGGGCGGTAGATCACGACGTTTATCGGGTTTTACACGATCAGCCCAACCCGTTTATGTCGCCGTTTGAATTCAAACAAACCTTGCAGGGTCATCTCTGTTTGTGGGGCCAAGCCTATGCCGAGATCGAGCGCAACGGTGCCGGCCGGGTGCAAAATCTCTGGCCCTTACGGCCCGATCGGATGCGGTTGCAGATCTTTCGAGAGCGGATTTTTTACTATTATATCACGCCGGACGACGGCGAGCGGCAATTGACCGACGTGATGCACTTGCGCGGCTTATCTTCCGACGGTCTGATCGCTTACTCGCCGATCGCCCTCGCCCGCGAGACTTTGGGCTTGCAAAAGGCCTCCGAAGAGTATCGATCGCGGTTTTTTTCCAACGATGCGCGGCCCGGCGGCGTTTTAATGCATCCCGGCGTGCTCGGCCAGCCGGCTTTTGAGCAATTGCGCAAGCGTTGGGATGAATCTCACCAAGGGCTTTCCAATCGCTCGCGAGTGGCGATCCTCGAAGAGGGGATGAAATGGCAGGATGTCGGGATTCCGCCCGACGACGCACAGTTTATCCAAGGCCAGGAGTTCGGCAAAAGCGATATCGCCGCTCTTTACCGCGTGCCGAGCTATAAAATTGGCCTTTTAAAGCCGGGAACGATGAGTTACGCCAGCGTCGAGCAGCAGGCGATCGACTTCGTCGTCGACTGTATCCGGCCATGGCTCGTGTGCTGGGAGCAGCGCGCCACGCTCTCGCTTTTGACGCAGCCTGAGCGCAAGAATTTATATGCAGAGTTCTTAGTTGACGCTTTACTCCGCGGTGATAGCGACTCCAGGGCGAAATTCTACCAAGCACTGTTCAACATGGGCGCGATCACGATCAACGAGATCCGCGGGCTGGAAAATATGAACGGCATCGGCCCGGATGGCGATCGGCATTACTTACAGCAGAACCTCGCGCCGATTGATCTACTCGACGAGATTTTAAGGGGCAAGATTGCGCCGAAAGAGCCGGCCAATTTGATCGAACCGGCGAAACCCAACGGCGCATTGAACGGGGCGGCGCATTGATATGTGTAATGGCGATTCGTAGGGGCGATTCATGAATCGCCCCTACAATGACGCAAATGACTCCCCATGACGCCGCGAAGATTCTCGCTGACGCTATGAATCAGATCGAAGCCGCCGGATATCTTTTGTATCCTCATCCCCGACCCATCGGCATCTCGATCCGCGTGCTGCGCAAGGATCGCAAGACGGCATTTCATCCCGACGATACGCAGATCGTCGCTCGGGTCTGGGACGAAGGCGACGGGCAAGGATGGCAAGCAAAATGAGCGCGTCTTATGAGCAGTTATTATTGGAGCGTGACCTTCTTTACAACGAACTGAGCATCGTCAAAGCTGAATGTGAGGCGATCAAGGCACAATTTGCAGTTAAGGAAAAGGAAATTATACGCCAATGGATTTTAACGAGGATCACGGTGGATATTGTCCCACCAGATGAAGGTAATGAAGAAAACCTTATCAAGAATTTATTGGATCTCTTAGAAGAAAATGACCGATAAAAAATCCTATCGCATTGATGAGGTCGCCAAGGAGTTCGACGTATCGGCGCGCACTGTCAAACGTTGGATCGCTTCGGGCGAGCTTGACGCGATCAAGATTGGTCACACGCGCCGGATAATGAGCGAGACAATCGCCGAAGTTAAAAAAAAAGGCGGTCAATTCGGGCCAAATAGTGCCAAATAGCTTCAGTCATACCTAAAAAATCCTTTTCTTTCTTTTTTTTTTCCTACATTCTCAACCCGTTAGTCGCGCGAGTTTTTTTGCTGCCATTTTTAGCGGAGGTTCTGGTCGACCAGCCGGAATCTCCGCTTTTTTTATGGAAATAGAGCGCCGCTTTTTCAATGTCGCCGAGCTTAGAGCTTCGATGGAGGGCGAACACAAGCCTTTTATCGAGGGTCATGCCGCCGTTTTCAATCAACCGAGCCTCGAAATCTTCCCATTTGCGCCCGGCTGGCGCGAGGTGATCCGGCCCGGCGCCTTCACCGCGGCGATCAAGACCGACGACGTGCGCGCGCTCATCAATCACAACGACGATCGGCTGATAGGGCGGGTTTCCAACCGCACTTTGATGCTCGAAGAAGATGAAGTCGGGCTGAAAGTGCGCATTTTCCCGCCCGATACCAGCGACGCGCGCGATCTTTTGACCTTGATCCGCGGGAAATACATCTCGCAGATGTCATTTGGTTTTCGCGTTGCCGAGGACGGTGAAGAGATCGACCGCGGCGGTAAGTTGCGCGCGATCAAGACGATTCAAAACCTCTACGACGTCTCGCCGGTCACGCAACCCGCCTATCCGACGACGGATGTCGGCCTACGCAGCCGGTTTACCGCTCAAAAAGAACCCTCTGACGTACGGCAGATCGCTGCCGAAATCATCAATCGAGCCGAATTTATCAGCCGCTCGCAAGATCGCAAAGAAATTATCGAACGCGCTCAAAACTACTTGAGCCAAAGGAGAATCAATTATGTCGTTAGATATTAACGAACTCAGGCAGCAACTCGGCGCAGCGGTCAAAGAGCTTCGCGATTTACAGGACGATTGCGACAAGCGCGGCGGCGAGACACAGGATGACCGCGAAAAATTTGACAAGATGGAAGCGGCGATCACCGGGCTCGAAAAGCGCATCAAAAATGAGGATTTTTTAGCCACGAAAGAAGCCGAGCTCGCCCGCAGCGTCATGGCCAACAAAAACGGCAATGGCGCCAACGGCAACGGCGAGGGCTCTTTCAACGGCAACGTATCTTTCGACACGATCCGCTATGGATCTGTCGCCAATCGCGCCATGTCGCGCCATGAATACGAGGAAGCGGTATCGCTTTCCGTTCAGGGATTTTTGCGCATGGGCAAGCCTGGCGCGGTCTTGGAACAGCGCCATATCAACGCCGCAGCTCAGCTCGGGATTCCTGATTTGCGGGTAAATCAGATCGATTTGCCGATCATCAAACACTATCGGAGCTTTCAACGAGAGTTTCGCGTCGGTCTGGATACGATCACATCAACGGAAGGCAAAGAGACTATTCCGCAGGGCTTCATATACGCGCTGGAACAGGCGCTCCTTGCCTACGGCGGCGTCAGGCTGAACGCTACGGTTATCCGCACGGACGCCGGCAACGCGCTGCCTTATCCGACGATGAATGACACGACCAATAAAGGCGCGATCCTGGCCGAGGCGACAACGATCGGCGCATCGGTCGATCCGGCCTTCGCGCAGCTCGTCTTGAACGCCTTTAAGTACAGCTCAAAGCCGATCTTGATGTCCTACGAATTGACGCAGGATAGCGCGTTTGACCTCGGCGCGCTCGTCGGCGACTGGCTGGGGACAAGAATCGCGCGCATCCAAAACGACCATTTCACCACCGGCGCGGGAACGACTCTCCCAAAAGGGCTGACGGTTGCCGCAGTCGTTGGCAAAGCTGCCGCATCCATGACGACTTTTACATCCGACGAAGTGATCGATTTGATTCACAGCGTCGATCCGGCCTACCGGCAAGGCGCGAGTTTCATGTTTCACGATACGATCCTCGCGACGATTCGCAAATTAAAAGAATCGACGACCAATGCCTACATCTGGCAACCGGGGTTGCAAAGCGGCGTGCCGGATCGGCTGCTCGGCTATCGCTACACCATCAACCAGTCGATGTCGGCGACATTCACGACAGGGCAAAAGCTCATCCTTTTCGGCGATTTGAGCAAGTATCTGATCCGAGACGTTTCATCTATCCGCCTCGTGCGGCTCGAAGAAAGGTATGCGGATTTGGATCAAATCGCATTCATTGCGTTTATGAGATCGGACGGCAATTTGCTCGATGCCGGCACCCGGCCTGTGAAGTGGCTGGCGCTGGCGTAAGGGCGCTTCATGAATCGCCCCTACAGGGGATAAATCATGGCCGAAGAAGAAACTGTCACCGTACGCACAGAACAGGATTTTTTTTCCGAGGAATACGGCTGGATAGGCGCGTACAAAGAATATGACGTCCGGGCAGCTGTCGCCGAGATGTGGATCGCCGATGGCAGGGCGATGATGGCGCCGGAAAAAAAAAGACCGGCGTAGGGGCGATTCACGAATCGACCATAATCGAAACGCCGGAAGATAATCTCGCGCGCGAAACGGCAACGATAAAAAGACGAAAAAGGTAGGGGCTATTCATGAATCGCCCCTATGCTATGAATAAACCGATCCCATCATTTGTCCTAAAGACGCCGCCGGTTCTAGAACCGATCGGCCTCGACGAGGTCAAGGCGCACAGCCGCATCGATCTCACCGACGACGATCTGCTGATCCAGGACAAGATTCTGGCGGTGCGCACGCTGGTAGAGCTCGTCTATGACCTCGCCCTCATGACGCAGACCTGGACGATGTATCTGGACTGGTTTCCGGACTGTATCGAGATATTCAAGCGGCCGGTGCAGTCGGTGACGAGTATTAAATACCTCGACGCCGCAGGCGTATCGCAGACCGTCTCCCCGGCTCTTTACTGGGTCGATATAAATGCACGACCACCGCGCATCGTAAGGGCTCAGGACGCCAATTGGCCATATGTTCAGCCTCGGCCCTCGGCGGTGGCCGTGGAATTTGTCGCGGGCTACGGCGACAAGCGCGAAAATGTCCCGCCGCATCTGATTAGTTATCTGCTGATCAAGACGGCGGACTATTACGAGCACAGAGAAACCTATTCCGAATTAAAACTCCAGGGAATGGACTTTGCGGAGAGTCTCATTTCGAACGAGAGGCTTTTTGCTTTATGAACGCCGGGCGCAACCGCGAAGTGGTCACGATCCAGAAGCGCACCCAGACGCAGGACGGCTTTGGCGAGCCGACCGATGTTTGGTCCGACTTCCAGACGCTTCGCGCCGATGTGATTAAGCTATCGGGTCGCGAGTTGTTCGCGGCCAAGGCGGTTGGGGCCGATATCACGACCAGGGTGAATACCCGCTATTGCGCGGGAGTCGAAGCCGATCAACGCATCCTATTTCGGGATGAGGTGCTCGATATCGAGTCGGTGATACCGGATCGGCTGCGCACGACGTTAGAAATTCTTTGCAAGGAAACGGCCTGAAGTGGACTTCAAAGTCGAATTAAAAGGCCTGCAGGATTTGAATCGCAAACTAGAAGGGCGCATCCGCCGGCTTGAACAGTCAGTCCTTAGAAAAGCCCTTCAGGCCTTCGCAGAACCTATCCAGGCGCACGGCGAGCGGCTGGCGAGGACCAACATATCACCGCGCATCAAAGTCGTCACCACGACCAAGATGCGCGGTTCTACGGGCACTGTAAAAATAGGCCCGTCAACCGAAATATTCGACACCGACCGAAACGGGCGATCGGTCACGATGGCCAATGTCGCTTACTGGTGGGAGTTCGGCTTCAAGCTTCTCGGGCCGCCATACGCATCAAAGCGGGGCGGGCCAGTCATCCAGCACTTCGGCGCGCGCCCATCGATGACCCCGGCTTTCGAGTCCCAGAAAGGGCCGGGGCTGGCGGCATTTGAGCAGGTCATTAGGGAGAATTTAGAGCAGGAAGTCGCATGACCTTGGAAGAAGTGATCGTCAATCAATTACGTAGTTACGCGCCGCTTACCGCGCTTGTGGGTACGCGCATCTATCCAAGCACATATCCGCAGAACGCGACTCTGCCGGTGGTCATCTATCAACAGACATCGCGCCTGCCCGAATACTCGCATGACGGGGCGTGCGGCGCCGAGGAGTCGCGTTTCCAAATCTCGTCAGTGGCGCCGAGTTATTCGGTTGCACGCCAGACCGCCGACGCCATCCGCGGCGCGTTAAAGCCGTGGGAAGATCATCAGGCTGTACAGAGCGGAATCACGATCGGCGGGGTTTTCATGGAAGACGAGTTGCCGATCTACGCGCCGGCCGATGTCGAGAGCCAATCAACGCACCATATTTTAGGCGACTACCGATTCTTGTGGGGGAATTAAAAAAGGTAGGGGCGATTCATGAATCGCCCCTACACGATAAAAGGATAAAAAAATCATGGCCGTTAAAGCCCTAAACGAAACCACTGAAATCCGCAATCTGCAAAAGATCATGTCGCTCACGCCGACTGCCGACTCGCTTGACGATATTTTCATCGCGCCGACGGCCTTCGTTGACGGCATTTCATTTAAGTACACCGGCCGCGAAATCGTCACCGTTAAAAACACGCACGCATCGAGCCCGTTTACCTGGACGCTGAAATCCGTAGCCGATGCGCTCAACCGGATCGGTGATATCGGTCCCTATTCGCTGGCGGCAGGCGAGTCGGCGACGATCTTGATCAACGGTTCGGGTTTCACCAATGCCAACGGCGACGTAACGATCGTCATGACGGACAATTCGGTCAAGGTCGCCGTCAACAGGACGCCGAGTCAGACGTAATTAATTGAAAATGGATAATGGAGAATTGAAAATGTTCGGAATTATCAATTATCAATTTTCAATTATCAATTGGAGTTAAACCATGTCGACATACATGCTCGCGAAGGGGTCGAAGTTATACCGCAAGAATCCGACCTCTTCGACTTACGAAGAAATTCCACAGTGTACCGTACTGACCGGGCCTCAGATCAGGCAGGACTTCGACGAGATCACCAATCACTCATCGCCGGGCGGCTATAAAGAGTATGCGGCGACCCTGCGCGACGGCGGCGAGCTGCCGTTAGAGGTGCTCTGGGATATCATAAATATTCCGATCCATGTTGTGCTGTATGATGACGCGGTCGCCGAGCCGCTGCCGGTGCGGTTATGGGGCATCATCTTGCCCGGCGGGCTGCATGGTT